TGTAACGGATTGGTATAATCAACTAGATACAAGAAAGCTATCCCAAACAACAGCTGCTAATCAGCCTCAAATAGTTTCTTCTGGAACAGTTATTACCGCAGGTGGTGAGTCAAAGCCAGCCATAAGATTTACAAGTTCGGAAGCTACATTTTTAGAATATAGTGCTACCGCTAGTTTTTCAAATGATTGGTATTTTGTAAGCGCTGTAGAATCTAATCAGGCTAATGGCACTACAGGTAGTTTAGTTAACGGAGCAGATGCTAATAACAGGGTTAGAATATTAGGAGGCGGCGGAACTAACGCTGCTTTAAGTGTAAGAATAAGTGGCGGATCCGCTCTTGGCGCAAACAGTATTTGGACTAGCGGTACTGGCCAGATTTATTCTATTGCTAGAGACGGAAGTGATGAAGTAAAGCAGTTTATTAATGCTGCATCAGGAGCGAGTGCTACAGGTACGAAGGGTGGTGCATGGCCGGTTTTCCATAGAGTAGGCGCAAACCATAATGGTGGTGTTGCACTTAATTCTGACGTACAAGAAATAATTATATGGGATTCTAATCAAGCTAGCAGAATTGCCATAGAAACAAATTTAAAAAATTATTACATAGGATAGAATATGTATTATAAAGGAACAAAAGAAGAGTGCGAAAACTATAATATCCATGTAACCTCGCAAAGAAACTATGATGGCGTGCATTCAGTTAAATGGGCAAACGTAGTAGCGCATCCTAATGGTGAAGAATTTGCGGTGCGTAAGCACGAAAGCTATGATGCTGAATTAGCAGAAATAGAATATTTAACAGAAGAATGGTACGCTGAATAAAAAATAATAAATAACAATTTAATTAAATGAAAAAAGTAACTAAAAAAGAACTAGAGTCTTTACAGACTTTAGTAAGACATATTAATCAAGCACAGTTAGCTGTTGGCACATTAGAAATGCAAAAGCAGCATGCTGTATTAGATGCGCAAAACCTTATTGGCAAACTACGTGCGGAAAAGCAACTGCTTGAAAAAAAATACGATAATCAAGAAATTGATTTAATAACAGGAGAACTTACCCATGCAAGTAATTAGAAAAATAAGCGTTGGTAAGGACTATAAGAATGACGCTATGCACTATTCTGTTGGGCAAGAAGTTTACGGCGGTCATACTATAGTTAACATTATAGAAGAGGAAGATAAGTATTCTATCTATATTCAAAAGTCTGACGAGGTAATGCCTTGGAAAGATTTTAATAAAAACATGGCGGTTTCTGTTGAATATGATTTAAAATACTAATGAAAAGCGTCTTTAACTTTATGGTGAAACCTAAAGTATCTAGGTCATCAAGTAAAAAAGAAATAGACGGTAAAGAGTTACTTTTAAATACAGAAGTTCAAAACCATCAATATACCAGCCGGCTCGGTGTTGTAACAGCGTTACCTATTGCTTCTGCTACAGAAATAAAAGTAGGTGATGAAGTTATTTTGCATCACAATGTATTTCGTAGGTTTAGAGATATACGTGGTAATGAAAAAAACAGCAAGTCTTATTATAATGAAGATAATTTTTTTGCACAGCCAGATCAAATATATGCGTACAAACGTAAATTAGAATGGCAATGCGTTGAAGGTTTTTGTTTTATAAAGCCTATTGCCAGTAAAGATAATCTTTCATTAGAAAAAGAAGAACCACTAAAAGGTATTGTTAAATATTCTTATAACGATACTTATAAAAATGATTTAGTAGGTTTTGCGCCAAGCAGCGAATACGAATTTAATATTGAAGGCGAGCGATTATATAGAGTGCCGCTACAAAGAATTACAATTAAATATGAATATCAAGGAGACGAAAAAGAATATAATCCTAGCTGGTCGCAAAGCAGTTGATGAATTAATTAAAGTAGCAGAAGAAAAAATCATTACTAATACAGAAGATGATGTATCTGCTGATAGATTAAAAAACGCAGCGGCAACTAAAAAGCTAGCAATATTCGACGCTTTTGAAATACTTACACGTATTGAAGAAGAACAGCGTATTCTTGAAAACAAACCTAAAGAAGAAGACGAAAAGAAAACATTTTCTGGGTTTGCGGAAAAAAGATCTAAGTAATGTACGAGCAGAACTTAGTAAAAGTTGTAGAGCCCGTAAAGTTTACAACTATAAACAGATTAAATAGATCTAAAGCTTGGAAATACGGTTACAATAAAGAACACGATATTATTGTAATAAGTAGAACAGGTCAGATAGGCCAGGTTATTGAAATACAAAATTTGCATATTGCATTACCGCCTGAGCCTAAATCCTTAAAAAAGGGACCTAACAAATGGACTGTTTCGGACTATCCTAAGGAGCTTAAAAATATTAAGAGTATATTTGATTGGCAAAACTATCCGGACGAGTTTAAAGCAAAGTGGGAAGGTTATATTGACGAAGAATTTAACAGACGTGAAAGCGGATATTGGTTTTATAACAAAGATGTACCAACTTATATTACTGGTACTCATTACATGTACCTGCAATGGTCAAAAATTGATGTCGGACATCCAGACTATAGAGAGGCAAATAGACTCTTCTTTATATTTTGGGAAGCATGCAAAGCTGATATTAGAAGCTACGGAATGTGCTATCTTAAAAACAGACGGAGTGGATTTTCGTTCATGGCATCCGGTGAAACTGTCAACATGGCAACCATATCAAGTGACGCCAGATTTGGTATCTTATCAAAAACAGGTGCTGATGCGAAGAAAATGTTCACCGACAAAGTTGTCCCCATCTCAGTTAACTATCCGTTTTTCTTCAAACCTATACAGGACGGTATGGATCGGCCAAAGACCGAACTTGCTTATAGAGTTCCAGCTTCTAAGCTCACTAGGAAATCCATACAGTCGCAAGAAAAGCAAATAGAGCTTGAAGGACTTGATACAACAATTGACTGGAAAAACACTGGCGACAACTCTTACGATGGCGAAAAGCTTAAACTGCTTGTGCATGACGAAAGTGGTAAATGGGAAAGACCAGACAATATCCTTAACAACTGGCGAGTTACCAAAACAACGTTAAGACTTGGTGCACGTATTATAGGTAAGTGTATGATGGGTTCAACATCAAATGCTTTAGACAAAGGTGGTGATAACTTTAAAAAGTTATATAACGATTCAGATGTAACCAAGCGTAATTCTAACGGACAAACAAAGTCTGGTTTATATTCTTTGTTTATACCTATGGAATGGAACTATGAAGGTTTTATTGATGAACACGGGCAACCTGTATTTAATAATCCTAGAAAAAAAGTTGTTGATCCGTGGGGCGATGAAATAGAACAAGGCGTTATAAATTACTGGGAAAACGAAGTTGAAGGTTTAAGAAACGATCAAGACGCTTTAAACGAATATTATCGTCAGTTTCCGCGTACAGAAGAGCACGCTTTTAGAGATGAAACAAAAAATAGTATATTTAATTTAGCAAAAATATACGAACAGATTGATTATAACGAAGATCTGCGTAATAGTAATATTATATCACAGGGTAATTTTCAGTGGGTTAACGGTGTAAAAGATACAAATGTAATATTTACACCAAGCCCTCAAGGTAGATTTAAAGTATCATGGATTCCTGGTGCGCATCTTCAAAATAAGTGGATAACTAAAAACGGTATTAAATATCCAGCCAACGGACACATAGGTGCATTTGGCTGTGATAGCTACGATATTTCAGGAACGACTGACGGCAAGGGCTCTAAAGGTGCATTACACGGACTTACTAAGTTTACAATGGAAGATGCACCACCTAGCTCATTCTTTTTAGAATACATAGCTAGGCCTCAAACAGCAGAGATATTTTTCGAAGACGTACTAATGGCGTGCGTGTTTTACGGAATGCCAATACTTGCTGAGAATAACAAACCTAGGTTATTGTATCATTTTAAAAGAAGAGGGTACAGAGGTTATTCGATGAACCGGCCTGACAGATTATGGAATAAGCTTTCCATAACTGAAAAAGAAATAGGTGGTATACCAAACTCTAGTATGGATATGAAGCAAGCACACGCTGCTGCAATTGAAATGTATATCAACGACCATGTTGGCTTAATAGCTGAAGGTGTTTACGGCAATATGTATTTTAACGATACTTTAAATGATTGGTCTAAGTTTGATATAAATAATAGAACAAAGTTTGATGCCGCTATTAGTTCTGGTTTAGCAATTATGGCGTGTCACAAAGATTTATACAGACCTGTTGCTAAGGTGCAAAAACAAAAATTAAACCTTAATATTGCTAAATATAAGCAAGATGGTTTCACTTCAAAAATAATAAAATAATATGGCTTATACGAGCTACGGCAATTACTTCCCGAGCCAAGTGGCTAGCGATCAAGAAAAAGCTTCTGAAGAATACGGCCTTAAAGTTGGCCGAGCTATTCAGCAAGAGTGGTTTAATAACGATAACGGTACAGCGAGATATAGAAGTAATCAAAACTCTTATCACAATTTACGATTATACGCTAGAGGTGAGCAAAGTATACAGAAATATAAAGATGAATTATCTATTAATGGTGATTTATCTTATTTAAATTTAGATTGGAAGCCTGTACCTATATTATCTAAGTTTGTTGATATTGTTGTAAACGGTATTGCAGATAGAGCTTTTGATTTGAAAGCATATTCTCAAGACGAATACGGTGTTGCTAAAAGAACCGAGTATGTAAATTCTATTGTAAGAGACATGCAATCAAAGCGTATAAACGATTACGCAAAAGAGGCTTTTGGTATTAACTTATACGAGAACGATCCTAGTAAATTACCAGAATCAAAAGAAGAACTAGAATTGCATATGCAGCTTAAATATAAGCAAAGCATAGAAATAGCAGAAGAAACAGCAATTAATACTCTTTTTGATGGAAATAATTATGACCTTATTAAGAAAAGAACTTATTATGATTTAGCTACAATAGGCATTGCTGCTGTTAAAAACTCTTATTCTAAATCTGAAGGTATTACTATAGATTATGTTGATCCAGCAGATATAGTTTATTCGCATACAGAATCGCCTTATTTTGAAGACTTATATTATGTTGGCGAAATAAAAACAATACCTATAAACGAATTAGCAAAGCAATTTCCTAATTTAACAAATGAAGATCTTAAAAATATACAAGATCAAGGCGGTAAACAATATCACGGTACAGGAAACAAAATTTATACCGACGATAGAAGAAAAGATAATAACTTAGTTCAGGTTTTATATTTTAATTATAAAACTTATATGAATGAAGTTTATAAAACTAAAAAGACAGCTACAGGAGCTGATAAAGCTATTGAGCGTGACGATCAATATAAACCACCAGCAGATAGCGAAGATTTTGGTAAAATTTCAAGATCTATAGAGGTTTTATATGACGGCGTTATGATTTTAGGAACAGACATAGTGCTGAAATGGGAACTATGTAAAAATATGATGCGACCTAAAAGCGATAGTGCTAAAGTTAAAATGAACTATAGTATTGTTGCACCTAGAATGTATAAGGGTAGAATAGAATCTTTAGTAAGTCGCTGCATTGGTTTTGCCGATATGATTCAAATTACCCATTTAAAATTACAGCAAGTAATGCAGAAGATGATGCCTGATGGTGTTTATCTTGATGTAGACGGTTTAGCTGAAATAGATTTAGGTAATGGTACGAATTATAATCCGCAAGAAGCGTTAAACATGTTCTTCCAAACGGGTTCTGTTATTGGTCGCTCATTTACACAAGAAGGAGATATGAATCCAGGCAAAGTGCCAATTCAACCTTTGCAAACAGGATCAGGTGGCCAAAAGCTACAGACACTTATTACTACATATAACTATTATATGCAAATGATTCGTGATGTAACCGGTCTTAATGAAGCGCGTGATGGATCCGTACCTGATTCTAGAGCTTTAGTGGGTGTGCAAAAATTAGCAGCTGCAAATTCTAATACCGCTACTAGGCATATACTTGATTCAGGATTGTTTTTAACAAAACAATTAGCAGAGTGTTTGTCGTTACGTATTTCTGATGTTTTAGAATATGGAAATGCAGAAAAAGCATTTGTTCAAAAAATTGGCGGTTTTAATGCAGCAACATTATCTGAGTTAGCGGATTTGCACTTATATGATTTTGGTATATTTTTAGAGCTAGCACCAGACGAAGAAGAAAAAGGGTTATTAGAAAATAATATACAAACAGCATTGTCTGCGGGATTAGTAGATTTAGATGACGCTATAGATATTAGAGAAGTTAAAAATTTAAAGTTAGCTAATCAATTACTTAAGCTTAGACGTAAATCTAAACAGCAACGAGATCAAGCTATACAGCAACAAAATATACAAGCTCAAGCACAAGCAAATGCACAAGCTCAACAAGTAGCGGCCCAAGCAGAAATTCAAAAAAATCAAGCAAACTCTCAAATACAGTTCCAATTAGAGCAAGTTAAAGCACAGCTAGAGCAACAAAAAATGGCTTTTGAAGTTAACGCTAAAAAAGAATTGATGGAGCTAGAGTTTAATTATAACATGCAAATAAGAAGCATGGAAGTTCAAGGTCAGAGAGGTAGAGATAAAGAAAAAGAAGACCGCAAAGACGAAAGAACAAAAATTCAAGCAACTCAACAAAGTGAGCTAATAGAGCAAAGAAAGAAAGAAACGCCTCCAAAGAATTTTGAATCAGGGGGTAACGATGTACTTGGCGGTGGTTTCGGTTTAGGAACCTTTGATCCCAAGTAATAATAACAGTATATAATTATATAATATTTTATCATGAGTGAAGAAGTTACACCAGTTGTCGGCGTTAATGACGACGGCGACGTTAAACTAGATTTTAGTAAAAATGCCGTTCAAGAGCAAAGCACAGATGAGGTTCCTGTACGCGACGAATCCGAAACTAGCGAAGGAGTACGAGAGGAAAACATCGAAGAAACAAATGAAGAGACTACCGGAGAAAGTGTCGGCAATGAAGATGTTGTTGAAGAGCAAGAGGTAGCACAAGAAGAACAACCTGTATTACAGGAAATAACCGACGAAGAAGTTGAAGAGGTTGTTGAAGAGCTTCAAGAAGAAGTTGAAGAAGCAATTGAAGAAGCTAAAGAAGCCGGAGTAGAGCTTCCTGAAAATATTCAAAAAGTTGTAGACTTTATGAATGAAACAGGTGGCACGTTAGAGGATTACGTAAAGCTTAATACAGATTACGCTTCATTAAACGAAGATGCTTTATTACGCGAATATTATCAAAACGCTAATCCAAATTTAGATGCAGAAGATATAAGCTTCTTAATGGAAGATAAGTTTTCATATGACGAAGAAATAGATGACGAGCGTGAGGTTCGCCGTAAAAAAGTTGAAAGAAAACAAGAGCTTGCAAAAGCTAAAAATCATTTAGAAGGTCTTAAAAATAAATATTACGATGAGATTAAAGCGGGATCACGCTTAAATCCAGAACAGCAAAAAGCGGTTGATTTTTTTAATCGCTATACAAAAGAAAGCGAAGAGTCCGCTAAAATAGCTAAAAAGCGTACGGATCGTTTTAAACAAGAAAGCGCAAAAGTTTTCAGCGATAAATTCGAAGGTTTCGATTTTAATGTAGGTGAAAAAAAATACCGCTTTAATGTTAAGAACGCTAAGGAGGTTAGTGAAACTCAAGGCGACATCAATAACTTTATCGGGAAGTTCTTAGATAAAAACGGTGAGATGTCAGATGCTAAGGGTTACCACAAATCTTTGTTTACGGCTATGAACCCGGATCAAATTGCACAACACTTTTATGAGCAAGGTCGTACAGACGCTTTAAAAGATAGTGTAGCTAAATCGAAGAATGTTGATATGGGCCCGAGAGGGGTGCATGAAAAAGTCACAGCTTCAAATGGCGTTACCTATAAAGTGCTAAATCCGAGTACAGGTGGTTCTAGGCTTAAAATTAAAACTAGAAAATAACCCATTTAAAACTTAATTAAAAATGGCAACATTAACTATTGGGACTAGTGGTGTAACTCCACGTCCTATTAAGCAAGCTACTGGCGAAAACTATATCGCCTTAGCTAACATGAACTTTAGTGATTCATTTGAATTACCAGAAGTTCTTGAAAAAGAGGTAGAGCGTTTTGGAAAGCGTACTATTTCTGGATTCTTATCTATGGTAGGTGCAGAAATGCCTTTACAATCTGACCGTGTTGTATGGTCTGAGCAGGGTAGATTACATTCAGCATTTACTGTACAAATAAACGCTAATGATCCAGATTCTGATACTGGTGTAGTTATTCAAGCTGACGGTGCTGTTACAGCGGCTACTCAGGTTGGTGTGTTGGCTATTGGTCATACTGTAGTTCTTACTACAACCGACGGCAGCAAAGAAGTTAAAGCTCGTATTAAAGATTTTGTATTAGACGGCGGTACAACAGGAAATCGCACCGGAGCTATAAAAGTTGAAATTTATGGAGCTACAACCGCAGCATCTGCATTGGGATCTGGAACAGCTATAGCTGGTAAAATGTTTGTATTTGGTTCTGAATATGCTAAAGGTTCAGGTGGAGATGGAGCGCCTGGTCAAGCTGTTGAGCCTGATGTAAAAACATTCAGCAACAAGCCAATTATTTTACGTGACCACTATAACGTTGATGCTTCTAACCTAGCTCAAATTGGTTGGATTGAAGTTACTACTGAAGCTGGTGCTTCTGGTTACTTATGGTACATGAAGGCTGAAAGTGAAGCTCGTTTGCGTTTTATGGATCACATTGAAATGGCAATGATTGAAGCTGAAGCAGGTGGAACAGGTACAGGTTCTGCAGGTGGTGCAGGATTCGAAGGTATGGAAGGTTTATTCGCTGCTATCGAATCTCGTGGTATTCAATATTCTGGTACTGACTTTGACGGTGCTGGCGGTCTAAGTGAATTTGACGACTTACTAGCTGAACTAGACAAGCAAGGTTCTATTGAAGAAAACATGCTTTTCTTAGATCGTGCTAAGTCTTTAGAAATTGACAACATGCTAGCTGCTCAAAACTCTTATGGTGCTGGTGGTACTTCTTACGGTGTGTTTGAAAACGATGAAAATATGGCATTAAACCTAGGGTTTACTGGTTTCCGTCGTGGTTCTTACGACTTCTACAAGTCTGATTGGAAATACTTGAACGATTCTACAACTCGTGGATTCACTGGTGGTATTGAAGGTGTATTGGTTCCTGCTGGTACTTCTTCTGTATACGATGAATCTTTGGGTCAGAATATTTCTCGTCCATTCTTACACGTACGTTACCGTGCAAACGCTAACGAAGATCGTCGTATGAAGTCTTGGGTTACCGGCTCAGCTGGTGGCAACTTTACGAGTGCTGAAGACGTAATGCGTGTTCATTACTTATCTGAGCGTACTCTTTGTACATTGGCCGCTAACAATTTCGTATTGTTTAAGTAAGCTTATATAATATTGTCCTCGGCTTCGGCCGGGGGCATTATTTTCTTTTTTATTTAATTATATTATATCATGGCAACAGCTAAAAAAGCGCCGGCTAAAAAGGCACCGGCTAAAAAACAAACGCCTGTAGCGGTAGAAGCACCTACTGTAAATATTGGAGAAGAAACTTATGTAACACCTCCAATGCCTACTAAACCCGCAAAACCAAAGTGGGAATATCGTGACCGTTTATATGAAGTTACGAAAAGTAAAAAACCATTGGTATATTCTATTCCAACGCGTCATTCTGCAAAAGTACCTTTACTTTGGTTTGATGAAGAAAAAGGATATAA